CCAGTTTGATAGATCTAAAATGATTTATTCAAACGATGTAAAAGAAGAAAAGAAAACAGAAGAACCTGTAATAGTTAAAGAACAAGCAAAGACAGAAATTCCTAAAAAAGAAGAAAAAGAAACATTTTTTCCTCCATGTCCAGACCCTAATTCAAAGCTCAGAGTGGGCTCGTTTGCTAATGAGAAACGCTTAGAAAAAGTTAAGGAATTTAAGTATAATGAAGACAAGACACAATGCCTAACAATTTGGGAAGATGTAACATATGTTGATCAGTGGTTACCAGAGCCAACCCTAGTCATAAACACGGTAATAATAGCCTCTATAGCTGCTACCAGCCCTGCTTTGATAAATATTATTAAGGGTATTACGAAGAATATTATGAAGAAAATTACTTCTTCTCAGGGATCGAAAAAGAATGATAATGCTTCTCAATCTGATTAGGTTTTGGAGTCAAATAGACATCTTTACAAACGGAAAAAAATACAGAATTTTCTTTTACTCGGATGCCCTTCTGCATTAATTCTCCACAATGTTTTACTCTTGCAACATGCCATTCTAATTCTAAATTTTTTAATTTTTGATTTTGAATACCTATTTGAGTTGAAGCTGCATCCTTACATAACTTACCCAGTTTACGATCTAATGGGATACTAAAATTTAAGGTAATCCCTGTTCCAATAGAATAAGAATCCTTGTTAGTGCCTGAATAATTTTCTTGATAATATAAAATTCTACCGGGATTATCAGGTGTTCCATCTCCTATAGGATTACCACTGTCATCAAAATCTCCTACAATATCGGTTGGATCATATACTGGTGTACGATATCTATGATCGAAAGGCTTTTGAAAATTTGTATTGAATGTTGAGAAGGGAGTGATATTCATCATAGGTCCCTGACAGACTATGTTTCCACCATATTGATTGGTGTGAAAGTTACCATTATTGACATTGTAATTTTGATTTGTAACGGATCCTGTATTTGACTGACTTACTGCATTAGCTAATACTGGTACTGGAGAAAGAAGTATTAGTAAAGCTATTTTTGAAAGATTGACTGCGTTACTTGAGTGGTTTCTACTTCTATTGTTCGATTTATTGTTGTCACGTTTGATAGCCCTGGACCCATATAACTTTCTGTTAGTTGAAAGGCAGCTCCGTTTTCTGTTTGTTTGTAGGTTGGTTTTGTACTGAAATCTAAACCAGTCCATGAGTAACTAACTCCATCTGTAGTTCCATTCGTTTGAACAGCACTTGGTATCATACTACCGCTGTCTTGCAGCTCTACGCCAGTCCCAGAAACACTATAGGTATATCCTGAATTATAGTCTTTCGAAACGATTGATTCAACTATAGTTTGTTTCGTCGTGGTAGTAGAATTCATAGTCCCTGTTGTAAAGGCACCTGTGATGGGTGAAGCTTTTAAAGGGACAGGTAAAAATATAAACAGCAATAACAGCCGTTTCACTAGTCTAGAGTTAACCCGACGACAAATTGTCCAGTCACCGTAGTACCTGCTGACCCAGCAACCATTGTGATGTCATTTTTCGTATCAATAGTACCTGCAAGATTTCCTGCTGTTCCTGCACTTGTACTTGTGAGATCACCGAATGGTGAGACTTCACCGACTGTTAAGCTTGTAGCTACAGTATCACCAGCTGTATAACTGGAACTAAAACTGAATGCGTCACCTGCTGTCAGCTGACTGGCTGTGACTGGTGTATAAGCGTTTACGCCATTTGTGGCTGCTCCTAGACCACCTACTACTCCTGTGGTTGTTCCATCGGTAGTATTCACCCCTGAACCACTTATGCTCATAGAGTTACCGATACGGTCTGCAGCTGTTGCTGCTGCTGAAACCTCTAGTTTTACCGATGAGCTGATTGAGTGATAGATATCGGCTTTTACACTAGGGGTTAATAAGATTATTAATAGTGGAAAATACTTTAACATTTGACTAAAACTAGGGCTTAGTACCTATAAGTTTA